GCGGGGCATCCTTAAGGGCGTTGACGGCAAAGGAAAGCTTCGGCCAGTGCTCGTCTAACATATGGTTTTTTGGGTCGCGGATGGCCTGAAGCGGAATATCCCCGATAGCAGCGGTCATGCGGTTTCGCAGAGCGCGGCGATCCATCTCCATCGAGAAAATCAGCGCGGGGCGCCGGTCGCGCACGCAGCAGGCACGCAGGATGTTGAGCGCGAATGCGGTCTTGCCCATCGAAGGCCGTCCCGCCACCAGGATCATCTGCCCGTCGTGCATGCCCATGGTGCGCTGGTCGAGGTCGGTCAGGCCGAACGACAGGCCCATGGCATCTTCCTCGCCCATCCACTTGCGATCTAGCTCATCCACCATGTCGGCAAGGTCGGCGCTCATCGGCCCCGCCTGGTCGGCATCGGCGCGCACCAGGCGCATCAGTCGGCCCTGTGCGTCGTCTACCGTGGTCAGCAGCGGGCGGGCCTTGTCGTGAGCCATCTGCCCGATGGTTTCCAGTTCACTCACCATGCGGCGGCGGGCGGCGAGGTCGGCAACCACATCGGCATAGGTCAGCCCGTTGGAGGCGCTAGGCGTCCCCTTGGCGATCTCGGCCAGGTAGGATAGGCCGCCCACATCGCCATAGGTCTGGTCGCTTTCCAGTCGCTCGGCGACCGTAACCAGGTCGCATGCTTGGCCGGCATTGCGCAGGGCAACCATGGCGGACCAGATCACGGCGTTTTCAAGGACAGCGAAGTCGGCATGGGTCAGCACGTCGGCGACCCGGTCGATCAGCTTGTTGTCGAGCAGGCAAGCGCCGATGACGCTCTGCTCGGCTTCTGTGCTGTGCAGGCTCATGCGTCACCCCCGTGGTATTTCAGCTCGAGGATCTTCTCGAAGTTCTCGGCCTTGGCGATCCAGTCGAGGCCGAAAAACCGGGAGTCATCACGCATCAGGAAATCGGACTTGCGCAGGAAGCGCATGAACTTGCCCCACCACTCGATTCCGCTGGTCTGGTCGGTGTACAGCGGCTCGCCGGTCTTCTCGTTGGTGATCGAGAATCCCTGCTTCCAGCGGGCGGCCAGGTTCTTGGCGCGAGCGCCCTTGGTCCACATCGATCGGATGGGCTGGCGTTTGTCAGGCATGATCTCGGCCCACAGGTCGATCAGCTCGCCGTGAGGGCAGGAGGGCAAAGATGATTTCTTCTGCTGGGCGGGTCGAGCGGCGTCAGCCGTCGACTCTTCCCCGTAAGGGGAAGTAGTCATGTCTTTCTGTCTTTTGTGTGTCCCGTCTTTGCTGACATTTTGTGTCAGCATCTTGCTGTCACTGTCAGCATTTTGAGATTGCTTTGTTTTAGGTGCTTTCTTGACCGGGCGAGAGGAAAAATCCCACTCGTCGTAATGCTTGTTGACGCCAAGCTGACGACCGTTTGAGACGAGCACCCGCATGTCGATAAGCTCGTTCTTGGCCTTGTTGACCATCTGGCGCGGCAGCCCGGTATCAGCGGCGACCTGCGTATCGGCGATGCGGTCCATGGTCTTGTTGAAACCGTAGGTACGGCGAATCACCGCCAGGACGATACGCATCTGCCGGATCGTCACGGGGCAGGTGTGAACGTTGGTGATGGCTTCATAGAGCTCGTTGGCGATCCTGGTGTAACCGTCATCCACCTGAGGACCTCGCTTTTCCCTCACCTCGCCCGCTGGCGTTGCCGGGAATTGATATATTTCTGCCGATGTCATAAAATTGCTCCATCACTTAGGTGATCTCGAAGCCCCGTTCTGGTTGTCCGCCTGCGGGGCTTCGCTCGTTTACAACCTCAGACCAATCCGGCGGATCTCGGAGGCGGTCAGTCGTCCACCTCGCTGCATGCCCGCCAGCAGATCGCTGTAGTTCGTCTTTCCTCGCCGCGGGTCGTCATCCGCCGGCGTCACTTCGGTCAGTGGCAGCCTGCCGTTCTTGATCCAGCCCCACACCGACGTTTTCGAAAGGCCAACGGCCCGGTAGACCTGTTCTGGGCCACCGCAGTCGTAGATCACCGCTTCGAGCTGGTTGGCGTACGTCAATGTCATGGCCTCAAAGGTTAGGACTACGGTTTACAGTGTAGACGAATAAGGCTGACGTTGGCAAGTCACATGGTAAAAATCATCTTGTTGATTTGACGTTTTGCTATAATGTAAAGGCACAGCCTTACATGACGAGATGAATCGGATGCCCCGTATGCGACCAGACGACGACGTAAAAGAGCGGATGTGGAGCGCGCTGCTTAAAGCGGCAAAACGTCACCACCAGCACGATGCTGACCGCGGCATGGTGACTCTTATCGCCAGGGACGCGGGGGTCTCAAAGGCATCGGTCAGCGAATGGAAAAACAAAAGGAATTACCCGGCAGACGAGTCGCTTAGAAGGCTGGCGGACCTGTATGGCGTCTCAGCGGAAGCGCTTTCGGGCTATACGCCCGGCATGGACGTTTTCGGAACGCACTACGGGCCTCCTGATGAGCTGCTGCGCACGGCGACAGACATCACCGAGCAGGTGCTCAAGACGCTCATGCCGGACGCTAGCCTCGATCAATTCATCAGCGTGGCCCGGCGCGCCAACGAATTAATGGTCCAGGGCATCAGCAATAATGAGGTCCGCGGCATCCTGTTTGATGAGGTTATCGAGGAGATGAGCCGCCAGGGCCATCAGTAATCCGATGCCGGGTGACCCACGACCCCGCCCACCGAGGCGGGCTTTTTGCCCAGAAACTAACATTTCCTCCTTATTCTCGCCTTACGTCAGATCCTGTTATCGGTTAGATTGTTCATAGCCTCCGCGAGGGTGGCTGATGATCAAAAGACGACAATGCCGGACACATAACCGGCAATCTGATACGCGAGGAATTGATGATTAACGCTAAAAAACAGAGACCTACGCCACCCCGAAGCGAAAACCGCGACGTCGCAATCAACGAGAGCCTGCGCAATGCCAGGGCATTCGATGCGCTGCGCGAAGCGCTCAGTCCGAGATTGTTTTTTTGACAGAAACAGTGATTTAGCCGAGTAGGGCAAACAAAAAGAGAAATCTCGTCAATCTAGGGTTGACGAGATTTTTTTATGCGTCTATTGTTAACTCATCGGCTGACAAGACGAACAAA